CCGAACAGCGTCGCGCCCACAAACATAACCTCGGAATTCGTCGACAGTCCGGTGATCGTCGCGGTGCCGCTGAACACGGGCGCGTCGTGTGCACCGATCTCGACCGGCATGATCTGGCCAAGCAATCCATCGGTGCCGCGCAACGCCCACGCGGCAACGCAGGTATAGCCGGCATAGTTCGGGTTGCTGTTAACGACGATCGGGCGCGCGCCCGCGACTGCGGTTGGTAGTTTCAACGCATACAGCGCGACAGCACCGTTGCCGCCCGAGACCATCATGGGAGTGGCGACCAGCGGCATGATGGCGCCCTGGAATGTCACGGCGGGCGGTGTCAACGGACTGGACGACGCCCAGGCGACAGCGACGACGACAAGGGTCGCGGTTGCGCCCGGTGTCAGGTTGATCGTCTGCGGACTGCCTGCGTTGATGATCCCGAGAACGGCGGCGGTTGATCCGGTGATCGCCACGCCGGCCGTGCCGGGCGGTGTCCCCGCCAACACTTCGTAACCCAGCACCAGCATCGTCCAGGTGTTCGCGCCCGCATCTGTGAAGGTGCAAGGCAGATTGCCCGATCCTGCGTTCTCGGCAATGTTGATCGTCTGATTTGTCGCGGCGGTGTGCTGAATGAGAGTCCAACCCGCGCCCGTGACATTGATCGTCGTTGCATTGCCGCCGAACCATGTGCACCCGATCATTTCCGACAGTGAGCCGATCGTGACGCCCGGCAGGGTTGTTGTTCCGGTATTAACAGCGGCGGTCGACGTGCCATATTCGTTCGTCACGATCTGCGCGATCTGTTGACTTGTGCCGGTGTAGGCGGTGCACGCGATCTGCGTCAGGCCGAGGAACCCGGCCGGGGTAATGACAAGGTTCTTAGTGCCACCCGGATAATTGAACACCGGCAGCGTATAGAGCGCGACGGCACCGACTGCGGAGTCGGTCGCGTGCACGCTTTGCAGGATCATAATTTCGTTGTCGAGTGTGACGGTCGGCGGCACGTAGGGCGATGCACTCTGCCAACCGACGACGATGCATATCAGCTGCGGACTCGCGCCAGCATTGAACGTCGTCACCGCTGGCGCGCCGCTGCTTACGCTGGCGAAGGCTTGCACCTTAAGCGCAGTCCGGGTGACAGCCACGCTATGACCCCACGGGAACCGTGTAGGTGAATGCGGTCACTTCGACGACTTGCCCCAGCAACACCGACGGGTTGGCCATGACGATCTCGCCGCCGCCGCCGGTTCCGGTCACGGTCACGACCAGATAGGTCGTGTTGCCGTTGTCGCGGAAGCGGCCCCAGGTCACGGTGCCGGCGACGACACACGTCCCGAACCACTGGCCGGCGAGGGTCAGCACGCCATTAACGGCCGTCCCGAACGCGGCCATCGGGAGTTTCATTGTCACCAGCAGCGTGCCCTTGCTGGTATCCTCTGGCGTCGATCCGATCGAGCCGCTGTATAGATCGAGGAAACCGTCGTTGAACGTCGCGGCGACGAAGTTCGCCAGCTGATTGGCGAGTGTCGTCGACAGCTTTTGGATCATGTCGGCGGCGGCGCCTGCATGGCGATTGCGGCGAACCAGTGCAGTCCGCCGTCCCAGGTCGACACCTGCAGAATGTCGGTTGCACCCGGAACGACACTCAGCGACGGCGCGTAACCGCCTTGCCAGCGGAACGTCGACGGGAACGTCATCGTCCGCCCGCCCGTCGCGTCCTGAGTGATCGCGATCAGGCCGGTGATGAACATGCCCGGCGGTGTCGTCGTCGAGACCACAAGCGCCAGTGTCGGCGCGGCGGCCACGAACGCGTAAACCCGCTGTGTCGTCAGGTCGACAGCAACCGACGGTGTGGTGACGTTGCCCAGGTCCTGCACTGTCGTTACCAGCAAGGCGATACCCTGTTGCAGGGCCTCGATCTCGGCTTTTGCCGTGGCGAAGTTCGCGCGCACGTCGGCGGTAAAGGCGGTGCCAGCGGTTGGCTTCGTCGGGTCGATGTTGCTGGTCACGTCGACTCCTTCGCAGCGGGCCAGGGGCCGTCAGTCGCGGGCGGGTGCGGCGGGTCGCCGGTCGGGATCAGCACGACGGCGGCAGGTGCGTCGCCAGCGACCGCAGGTGCCTTGAATATGTCGACCTCGATCGCGTCGAGTGGGATCGACTGCGGTTGCACGCCATCCGCGTCGGTTAGCTGCCAATCCAGCATGAATTCCCACTGATACCAGAGGCGCGCGCGGTCGAGGTCGAGGTATCGCGCGCCAGCGAACGACGCACCGCGCACCATGCGACATTCGCCGATGTCGAGGTTGAGCACCGAGGCGAATATCTGCGCCTCGATCTCCTCGAATTGCATGGCGGGCGCCTGCCCGCGTCGGTCGGTCTGCGCGTCGAGTTCCACCGCAACGCCGATGGTCTTGTGGACGATCTGTATCAGCCCGTTCCAAACCTGATTAGGTTCCGCCTCCTGGCCGAGCGGCAGCACATAGGCGGCGGGCAGCGCCAGCGACGTGGTGTAATTCTTCAACCCGGCATAGAACTCGGCAGCGCCCGCGACGCGGCCGGCGAATATCGGCGCATTGGCGCGCAGCTGAGAAATGAAGGCTTCTAGGATCATGGCGCCTTCGTCTGCTTCCACGTCAACGCGTGTTCCAATGCAGCACGCACCCGCCGGTCCAGTTCGTTGGCTTCGCGCGCCATCACGAGATCGAGGAAGGGACGCGGTTCCAACACGCGGTTTTCACCCCGGGCGCGGGCGCGGGCGCTGCGGACGGACTCCGACAGTCCGCGATGGTCCGAACGACGACGACGCGATCCAGGCTTGCCACCACGCGCGCCGACTTCCAGGAACAGCGCATAAAACTCACGCGCGCGGACGGCGAAGCCTTCCGCCGACTTGAACACGTAGGTTTTCAGCGAGGAGCGCAGATCCCCGGACACGCGCACGGGCGGCGATCCAGGCGACGACGCGCGATAGCGTCCTGCCGGCCCGAAGTAGGTTCGGCCACCGCCCTGGCTGGCGTTGATCAGGCGCGCCGTCTTGCTTTTCACGTCGTTGCCGGCGGCGCGCATCACCTTGCGCAATTCCCGCTTGTCGAGGGCGACCGTCCCCCAGCTGGTCACGGTCAATTTGAGATCGCTCACGGCGCGGCGCTGGCCCCGTCATACGGTTCCGTCAACAGCGCGTTGCGCGTCGCGTCGCTGTCGTCGGGTGTCGTGCGGCTGCGTTCAAGTTCGCACTCCATTTGCAGGAACCGCTTCCGGCCCGCCAGTTCCTTCGTTCGACGCACGCGGAACAGTTCGGTCCGCTGCGACCCGTCGTCCGGCCGGATCGTGCTGCGCGCGATCACGTCGACCGTCGCGGGATAGTCGCGCCAGCGGATGGTGATCAGGTGCGTCACCGGCTGATCGACCTGCGTCGAGGCCCAGAACGTGCTCGCATAGGTCGGCTCGATCGAGGCGTGCACGGTCGCGAGCGGCACCAGATTTTCCGTCAACGCCATGTCGTCGGCGGGCGCCTGATCGCGGCGATACAACGTCACCAGCCAACGCAGCGCGCCGACGCCTGTAGAGCCCGTCAGAGCCCCCGAGGGGTTATCGGGCATGCGTCATCCGCTGAACGTCCATAGCCGGTGTGGACCCATCAGGTTGCGCGCGAAGGCGGGCATATCCCCGGCCACGTCGCCGCGCTGTTCGTAAAGGAACGCGGTCAGCAACAGGATGGCGTGACGGATCGGCATAGGCACCGCCTCGGCGTCGCTGTCGTGGTATCCCGACGTGTAGTCGATGATCATCGACTGTTGCGGGATGCGCGGAAGCAGCTGCGGCTTCACCGCGACGTAAGCCGGTTCCACCGCAAGGTTCAGATCGTAGTCGGCAGGGTCGGCGGTCGTCATGTCGCCGAGCGGCCCCCAGGTGATTTGCTCGACCGATTGCGTCGGCGCGCGCGGTAGCTCGATCGGGCGCTTGACCAGCGGTGGCCAGTTCAGTGGAAACACGATCAGCGACTGCGGCACCAGGGGCGTTGCTGTCGGCGGCGGCGCCCAGGTGATCGCGTATTGCAGCTTTTGCGTGAACAGCGCGCGGTTGAGGTAGGACTCGCACCACAGCCGCGCGCTGGTCAGATAGGTCGCCAGCAAGTCGTCATCATAGTCCGCGTCGATCCGGCAGTGTTTGCGCGCAAGGTCGATCGTGATCGGTTCGGTCGCGGGCGGCGTGATCACGCGCAACGACGCATACACCTACTTGCGCACCACGCTGCCGGGTTGACGCGTCGGCCCCACGTCTGCCGGCGTGTCACCCGGTCGCGACGGCACCATGATCGCGAGCGGCAGCGCCAGCCGCTTCGCTTCGAGTTCCCGCCCGGCTTCGAGCGAGACCGCGATCACTTCGCCCGCGTTGTAATGGCTGAACCGCCGCAAGGTGCGCATCTGGACCAAGGTGCCCGGCATGATGTCGCTCATGGTCCGGCCGGATCGACGACGACGACGCTCGCCGGAGGCGCATCCGTCGATCCTATCGCGTTCGTCGCGGTCACGGTGCAGGTTGCCGTCTTGCCGATGTCGCCGGCTGTCACCGTGTAGGCGTTGGCGTCGGTGCCAACCGCCACGCCGTCCATTTGCCACGCGTAGGCGTAGGCTGTCGGGACTCCGATCCAGTTGCCCATCGTGCATGTCAGAGTGTCGCCCACCTGCGACACATAGGGCACGTCGACGTTGACCGGCGGGTTGTCCTCTGCGGTCCCCGCCTCCGCCACCCCTTCGTCGATCAGGTGTTGCGCTTCCTCCACCGTGAACGCGGCAGACTCGCCAGCGAAGTAGCTGGCGAATTGCTTGGTAAACGTCACAACCGTATCACGCTCGATGCTTGGTTCGACTGGCAATGTCAGTTCCTCCGGTCAGTGTGGATCGGTCAGTGTCGGCGGTGCGTTCGCGCCGGTCGCCAGGGCGGGCCTGATCGCTGCGGCCTGCGACCATGTGGGATTGAGCGGTTGCGTTGAGTAAGGCGCCCCAGGCGCGCCAGGAACGCCGCTGAATGCCCAATCTTGCGTCAACAGCACCACGAGCGATTGCAGGTGGCGCATGTTGCAGTCGTGTTCGGCGATCACGCGGAACAGCGACTGGTCGCGCTGGAATGACGACACCATGCCGGTCCCGTCATTGTAGGCGGCAACGTCGGATGCATCGACGATCACGTTGTAAGTGTCGGCGATCACGAAGTCGGCCATATCAACGAAGTAGACTTCGCTCGCCTTCGTGTAGGTGGTCATCACAAGGTTTGTTGGAATTTGCTGTGTCAGGCGCACGGGGTAGCCTTCAAACGTGCCCCGCGCCATTTCGTCTTTGAAGTAGAACCCACCCACCTGATCGCGCGCGGTGGCGATGAACCGCGCGATCGTCGGCGCCATGATCCAGGTCGGGCGGATCATCCTGGACATGCCGTTTTGCAGCGCCAGGATGGCCGCAGACGCCCCCGCCAGGATCGCGGTCAGCTGATCCCCAGGCGCGGGCGTCGCGGGCATGGCAGTCACCGTGATCTTGTTGGCGGCAAGGCACAGATTGCGCATGCCGACTGGACCCTTGTCGGTGCCGTCGCCGCGCAGAAAGGCAAGGTCCTCGCGGCGTGCGATCGACTGCACCAAGTCGTCCCGAACGACTTCCTCGACGCCGATCGGGGCGCGTCGGATCAGGTCGTTCGACACGGGCACCAGTCCGGTCAATTTCTTCGCGACGAAGTTCACATCGTCGAACCGCTCTTGCGACACGCCAATGTCGTCGAGTTCGCCTTGGTAGGCGGTGGTCGCGCCGCCCGCGAGGCGTGGAATGGTCAGGTTGCCCATTGGCATGCCGACTTCCATCGGGCCGGCGCCGCGAACCGCAGTCATGGCGCGCAACAACTCGATCAGGTCCGCCATGAAGTCTTGCGGGATCAGCGCGCCACCTTCGCCCGTGATGCCGGCGTTAAGGGCGCGCGCCACGATGTCGTCGCCGAAGCGGTTGGCGATGAACTCCGCCGCCTTTTGCAGCGGCACCTTGTGGAATGACGCATGCATGAGGCCGAGGCAATACCGCGTCGCGCGGATGCCCCGCTTGTCTTTGATGCCCGCGAAGGGGTCACGCTTCGCTTGTCCTGGCACAGTCGCGCCGCGCACGCGGAAGCCACCGCCCGCGCCCTTGTCGTCGCCCTCGCCGTTGCCCTCGCCCTCGCCGTTGTCGTTCAGATCGCTGGCGCCTTCGGCAGCGGCCTGCATGGCGGCGGCGACACGCTGCAACCGCTGATCGATCGCGGCGAGCGCTGCGGCGAGTTCGTCGAACGTCGTCGACTGTTCGGAGGTCAACGGCTTGTCGTCGTCCTCCGCCTTCACGATGTCGCCCATTTTCGCCACGATCGCGGCGCGCTGGCGCTTCAACTCGCGGTGTTTTTCGCTGAGTCCAGACATTCCCAGGTTCCTCTTGCAATGCGCGGCGCGGTGTCGCGTCGTCGCGCGTTAATTCCGGTTGCAGCTGTTCGACGACAGAACGGGCAACGTCAGCCCCCCGTCGCCATCGCGAGTTGGAACACGCGGCGTCGGCGTGCTCGTGCTCTTGCTTGTTCTTCGTTGAAGGCGGTCACTTCCTCGCCAGTCGTTGGCGTGGCGTCGGAAGCAATGGCGGTGCCCTCGCCCGGCCCAGGCGCGTCAATCAGCGCCTCCGGGTTGGCGGGAACGGTGACGATCGACCACTCGACCAGTTCTTGTTCTTGAAAGTCGATGCCGGGAAACCAGTCTTCGGCGCCACGGTCTTTGTCGGTCGTGTAATCCCACTTCGTCGGGCGGAACCCGACCGAGGTCGCGGCGATGAACCCGGCCTTTGCGAGCCGATACACAGTGTCGGCGAAGGCGCCACCTTCCGGCAGCGCTTCCGGGATGAACTCGACCGACGCTTTCAACGCGCCGTCTTCAATGCCCAGGTCGAACGCGCGGCCGATCGGCAGGCGCGACGAGTCGTGCGCCCACAACACCACGGGGTTGCGGCGGTATTGTTTCAGGTCCCAGCCGGCGATGGCGACCCGATCCAGTTCGCGGTCGATCGCGTCGGTCGAGATCGTGAAGCGCAGCGCCCGCTTGTCGCCGTCGATCGCGATCGGGGGCGCGATCAGCTGCTTTCGCAGGGCGAGACTGGCGCGGGTGACATTGCGGCCCCGGTTCAGCGTTTTGAATTGCGTTGCGCTAACGACCAGCATTGTCGACCTCCCCCGGTTCGGGCTTCGTCGCGGCAGCTGTCGGCGCGTTCGCGTTCTCGGTCGGCGCCGTTGTGGTCTGTGCGAGGTTGTCGGAAGGGACGGCGGTATTAAGTGGCACGCGGTATTCGTCGCCGCTTGGATCAGGGATCGGGTCGAGGTTTTCTTTCGCCCGCACTTCGTTGCGGTTCAGCCACCCGTTAAGCGTGCCGATCTGATATGCCTCATACCGCGTTTTCATGTCGCCGCGCGTCATGTCGTCAAAGTCTAGTTTGCATTCCAGAGTCAGGCGTTCGTCGTCGAACAACAGATGATGGTCGAACAGCTGCTCGATCGACCGCGCGGTGGGCTTCAATGCGCTGTCGACGTATTGTTGGTTTTGCTGTTCAATGTTGTTCAACGTCGCTTTGTCGAGTTCGCCGAGGCGGTGCGGCGGCACGCCATACAGGCGGCAAATGTCGATCACCTGGAACCGGCGGGTT